AAATCTTTAACTGAGGCTACGCATCTTAAAAGTACATCATTTTTATTAAAACCTGCTTTTGTTAAGATAGCAAAATTAACTGCAATGTTAATTATATAAGCATCTTTAATATTAACAGCATCTGTAGCTAATCTGAATTGTGATAGATAAGTTTTTAAATTTTCTTTAACAGTTTGATTTAATGATGTTAATTTTTTATTTGAATCATATCCTAAAGAATACATATTCATTGCTAACGGATTAGGTGTTCTAACTTGTAATGATTTTATTGTTCTTTCATTATCAACATCTTCTTGAGTTACTTTTCTTTCTAATTCATCAGTACCTATAGACTTATTTAATTGGTCATCTTGTACTAAATGAGTTTTAGCTATACTACCATATTTAGGTGGTAATGAATATGCTCTTACAATATAATCTTCTTTTGTTACAGCTCTACTTTGAGCTTGAAAAAATGCCAATGCGTTTTCTCTAACTTCTCTAATTGATTCACCCGCTGACCCACCTGTAGCTGGTTTTGGATTAGTAAATGATACTGAATCTTTTGCATCTTGAACTAATGATGTTGTTAACAAACTATCTTGTATTGTATATGTGATGTTTGATATATCCGTAATATCATTAGCATTTACATTATCATCTATACCACCACCGTAAGCATATCTTACACTAAGAGTTGTAGCAGCTGGTGCTAATCCAAAAGTTTTAGTTTTTAAAAAGTTACTTGGATCAAAAGCTGTTGTTAAATAAGTAGGACTACCAGGTAAGGTTGACCCAACCATATCTGGATTCGGAATTATTTCTTCATCTGCGTTCTCAGATATTCCTGCTCCAAATCTAAGAACTGTTGAATCATTTTGATCAATATAACTTGTAAATCTTCGTGATGTTTTATTTAATTTTAAAATATAAGGTGCAGTATCTTTATTAGTTACTGATGTAGGGTCATTAGTAGAATTATTTTCCATGTCAACAAAAACTGTATCTCTAGCCAACGAATCAACTTCATGCCATGCATTACCGTCACTATCAGTTACAGATATTATCTCTATAACTTTAGGATTTGATAATTTAATTTGACTATATTTTTCTGCTGTACCAAATGTAAAAGTTTCTGTAGTTATATTCCCACTCTCAGCTTTAACTTTCTTTTTCAATAAAAACTTTGTAGGAGCTCCTGAATCACTTTCGAATATTGTAATTTCACGTGGGTCATAGGAACTTGAAAATTTAAAGTTACAATCTTCTAATGTTCTAAACGTTGTACCAGTACTTGTTGATTTAACTTGTACTCCCGCATTAACAGTTAATGCATATCTTTCATCAGGTTTCTCATTCAATGCTGGAATAGTTTGAAATACATCTAACACAACATTTGATGGTGCCGTAACATTTGGCTTGTATCCAAATGACTGAGCTATGTTATAAACGTTTCGTTTTTCTTCCGCGTATGCAAGTAACGATTCTCTAAATTGTGAATCAATATAATAAGAAAGTACATCACCAACATATGCTGCCATTTCTATGAACATCATTCCAGGTGATGCCTCATTAAAATCATTATATGTATTTGGGAAATATACTTTAGCGAACTCTATAAGATTATCTCTAAAATCACTAAAATCTTTATTAAGATAATTTACTTGTTTAACTACATTCTTTTTTATACTTGTTCGGGCCATTTAATTACTCCTAAACTCGCTCTGCTGTATAGCTTGCATCTACTGTTATTGCTTCTTGTGTTTGTGGATTCAATGTAGTAGAAAATTTTATTTCCACATGAATTTTATTTTGATCTTGTTCTTCAGTTAATGTATTAACTTCTTGTATATTAATATACGGTAACCAAATTGAAACTGCCTGTTTTACTTCTTCTTCAAGTTTAACTGGTAATTCATCATCTATTTGTTCAAAACATAATGCTCTTAATCTACTACCAAATTCAGGTTGTCCTACTCTTTCACCTGGAAATGTCAATAGTAAATTTTTTAAATTATGTTTAGCCTGTTGTAATGAAGTCTTTGTCATTGCAAAGTCATTAAATCTATCTCGTCTTATAGGAAAAGATAAACCAATATAAGTATTAGGATTTAAATCAGTTTCTAATGCGGACATTTATTTTCCTTTTTTATCCATGGCTTTCATTAAACCAGAATAATCTCTTGTTAAAGCATTTGTTATATGTTCAGGAACTTCACCTACAGACTTACCCGCTTTTTGTAAAGTATCTACTGCTACCATATCTCTTCTAACCTCTTCTGGTTTTCCATATCCAAGAAGTTCAGTCATACGACTTGAATCAAATGCTTCACCACTCATTGTTGGATATTCTTCTAATTGTTTATCTGTTTTTGAAAGTCCAACTGTTTCATTTAAAACTTTATTTAAAGTCTTATTAGATGAATAACTAATTTCTTCTTTTTTAGGTTTTGGTTTTTTTACTACCGCGTCTTGAAGTAAAGGTGAAGTTTCTTCTTTTATAAATATCTTTTGCACTTCTTTTTTTACTTCCTTACGGACTACTTCTTGTATTATTTTCATTAACTCTTTTTTTGTCATAATAACTCCTATGTTGTTTTTACTTTATTACTTAACATTGTATTATTAGCTAATTTTGTTTGTAAAGCAAGTATACCGGCTTTAAAAGGAACCACGGCTGGCCCACCACCTGTAACAATTACTCCAGCTGGTGTGATAGCTGTCATAGCATTTGTAAAGGTTATATCCAAGTCCGTTAAAAAGTCATTTAAAAATGATTTTAAATCATCACCCCTTACTACGGGTTGATTAGCACCATTACCTATTTTTATTTGATCAGAATTTAAATTAATAGATTGATCTCCAATAATTCTAACTTCACCATTTTCACCACTTCCTTTAATAAATATACCGTCAGATTTTATTAGTATTTTTTTACCCTTAATTTGTTCACCGTCAAACTCTGTACCTGATAATCCGTCTGATGTTAAATAAATTGAACTATCATCTGTATCAATGTCTTCAGTAGTGAAATCACCGTCACCAGTATCTATATTTGTTCGTATTTTAATAGATGGTTTATTTTTTTGACCATCAAAATGTATTGAATGTCCAAATCTACCTTCATATACAATAGAACCTTCATTTACTTGAATATGTTTAACATTTTTTCTTTCAAATGTATCACCATATTTTGTATTTTTTTCATAGATACCACTAGCACCTGGTATAGCGTTTTCGTTCGGTGAATTTTTTCTATTTATAATACTTGTATAATAATGTTGACCATTATATTCTGTAACTACTACATGCTCACCAATTAAAGGTATATTTGTTATATTAGGCATTAAAGGTAAAACTACTCCACCGAGTAATTCTTGATGTGGATTATTAATAAAAGTACCTCTTACTGCTCCATACGCTCCACCTCTAAATGACTCTTTTATAACCTCTCGTACTTCAAAAGCTTCTGATTCATGATAATCATATTGTGAAGCATTAATAATTTGTTTTACCATTGAAGCTATTCTGGAATAAGTTGGCATACCAGTTGGGTAAGACGTAGTTGTATCTACAGTTCTTTTATGTTTCCAGGCCATTTAACTTACCTTTTTTACTGATTCTATTTTGTTGTGTATTTTATCTGACTCTACTTGTAAATCTTTAACAACATCTTCCATTCCTGTAAGTAGTTGTGCTTTCTCTTCTTCTGATAATCCATATTCATCTTCAGCACCAGCTCTACTTTCCGCGGAAATTAATCGTTGAACAACTCCTGCCATTTTTACAAGCTGGTCATCATTTTTTACATTAATTTCTAAGTACTCTTTTATCATCGGTACTATCTGAATTGCGGTGTCGCCGTCTTTAATAAATTGAACAAGTTCTTTCGTTAACACATCAAGTTGTTTACGATTGTATTGTGTATTATCGTATATGTCTTTAAAAAGAGAAGAAAGTGATTTTCCTTCAAAGATTTCGTAATCAATTGCCATAGCTTACCTTAAATATTATTACTCAAATATAAATATATTACAACCTAAAAACTTCTATATATAAATATATATTGAAATTTATTATTTGTATGCGTATATAGTTATTATTGAGTAAAGGGTTTTGAGGTTTTTACCGATTTACCCTTTTTTTCTAACTAACGGGAGATAACCGATGAAGGAAATCATAACAATGGTTAAAGGATACGTTGATGACTTAGCTCATCTAATGATGTCTTTTGTAGCTATAGGTGCTGTTTCTGAAGTAATCTTTGGATCTGGTATCTTTGGTGTCAAAGTTATTGGTAACCTAACATCTATCATAAACACATTCGGCGAATCGGGTTTCGCCGGACTCGTCGCATTGTTGGTGTTGGTGGGTTTATTTCGTAAGTAGGAGCGAAATAGGTTTGATAGCCCTACACTATCAAACATGAAAAAGGGGAACAATTACGTTCCCCTTTTTTTATTTATATGAATCAGATTATATCTGATTAAACCATAGTTTAAATGACTCGTCATCATTTGGTAAAGATGGTTGTTTACCAGCATTGATCCATTTAATACCACTTTCAGCTTCAGTAATAGACCTTTGGAAAAAAGCTGTCCACTTACTATAGTCATCATATGCGTTAATCTTTGAATTTAAACCGTCAACATATCTACGAAGAAAACCATTAGTAACTATTTTTTTACCGTTTTCAATAACTAAAGTATCTAATCTACCTGTCATCGTATTAATGTAATGTCTTCTACTACTAATATCAAAGTTCTTAGCTAATTTATCATCTTTAATAACAGTATGAACTCTTGATTCACCAGTATAAATACTAGCAACTATAGAATTAGACAATCTTGGCTTTAACTTTTTCATATCACTATGTAACTCTTTAAAAGCTTTACTTACTGACGGTTTATAACCAGTATGTCCCGCTCGAGCTTTTACATAGTCATATATAGTCCAAGCTTTACCTGTAACATTAAACTCAATAACAGTAGAAAGGACTTCATCTTCATCTTCACCATCTTTCCACCATAATATAGCTATTGGTACCATTGGATCTTCATCATCTTGAAAGATGTTTCTTAAAGCTCTTACTCTATGAGTAGCTTCAGCTATCTTATACTTACCAGTAATTGGGTTTTTTGGAAATACCTTAATCGCATCCATAAAACCATTGATTATTGTTTTGTCTTCCATACTTTGAGTAAGTTTGGTATATTCTTCCCTGTTTAATTTTACTTCATACTCTAATGAAGAAAGGGGTATATACGTAAGATTAGGAAAAGGTATATTCTTATTATTTGTATATTCCACTTGTTTTGTAGCTTGATGCATTATGCACCTCCTTAATTGGATTATTTAACTAGTATAGGTTTCATACCTATAGTGGAGCTGACAGGACTCGAACCTGCGACATCCACAGTGCAAGTGTGGCGCTCTCCCAAACTGAGCTACAGCCCCGAGCCATCTCTCAGATTCGAACTGAGGACCTGCTGATTACAAATCAGCTGCTCTACCAACTGAGCTAAGATGGCGTATTTATTAAAAAATACTTCCTGTATTTGAAGTATCTATATCTCCAGTTTGTGAAAATTCCAGTATCATATTAGCGTAATATTTTTTCATTTGATTTATTACTCTTGTGATATGTTGTGTATTAGAACCTGTCATTTCTCTAATCATAATATACAAAGCTTTTTTATTAAAGTTTTCAATGTTTAATCTTCGTCTAAATAATTCTAATACTGCATCAGCTACTAAAATATCTTTTTGTCTACGAAATACATTTGTAATATTATTTTCCCAATATTCTAACATTTGATTTACAAATTCTTTATTAAATTCATCAACTTCAGATTTTTCACTTTCACCAAATACATTTCTTTTATAATCTAAGGTTATAATATCATCATGAATTTTCATCTTTTTATAATTGTTATTATTATTTAAAATTAAATAATTTTTACCTACTATAGAAAAATATGAAAACGCTCTACCTTTATCTTGTTGATATTTGGGTAATTGTAGTACCATAAAAGAAACTACTTCGTGTTTAACATTATCAAGAGGAACATCAAAATAATAAAATTTAAAAGTATGAATCAAATTCTCTGCCATTTTTTCAAATGCGGCTGCTATATGTTCTTCATAAATTCTATTTTTTATAGCTGGATTTGAACTCGCATTATATCGAATAATCGCATCTTGAACTGGTTGTCCAAAATACATTTTACTCTTTTTACGTCTTTTTTTCTTCACAACTTTAACAGGTTGCTTTATCGCATCTATCATCTTTTTCGTTTGTTGTTTAGTTGCTGGCATCAATCTCTTCTCCTCTTAAATTATCTAACTCATTTACAGTTTCTTTTATCTGTTCAAATATTGCACCTACTTCATCATCTGATTCAAAAGCTCCTTTAGCATCAATAACTTTCAAATCAGTTTGAACTGTTTCTATTCTTTGACTAAAATCTTCTACCCAAGTTTCTAACATTTCGGTTTTTTTATTTAAGTTCCAAATTATATAACCTTCAACTATAAACGCTACAGTTTCTATAGCTAATATTATTTCTACCCACATCATTTGTCTCCAAACAACTCATTGAATAAGTCTTTTGATTTTTCAGAAAGTATATCAGGTGTTTCATCTTTAACTAATGCTTGTTTCATATTTTCTACAGCTTCAGCTTCTTCTCGTTCTCTTTCTACTTTCAATTCTGAATTAAAAATTTCTTCGTATTTAATATTTGAATCTGAACTAAACATATACTGTTCTTTTTCCCATCGAGTAGCTAAACTATCTGCGTTATGTAAAAGATGTGGTAAATTAGTTTTTAAATTTTTACCTTCACCGTATCCCATAAAATAATCTTTATTAGCCTTTTCATACATACCATCAGTTAATCTTAAAGCGAGATATTCAACTTCATTCATCTTAATATCAAATTGACTTAACAACCATACAGACCTATCAGTAACAGTCATCCAATGTAAGTTCTCATCATAACCATACATCTTACCTTGATTTATTCTATGCCATTCTGATTCATTAGGAATATAATAATCATACTCTAAATTACCCACTTTACCTAAATCGTGATGTAGTGTACAAAATATAATATTCTCTTTATTGTATTCTGAAGTATGTAATCCTAACTCTTTGTACAGTTCATACAATCTTAAAGCAAATTTTGTAACATTTAAAATATGACATACATAACCTCCTGGAAATGCGTTGTGATAATATATCACTCCACTCGCTGGTGCGAACATCATTCTATCTTTAAAAAATTCACACATTTTTAAAATGTTATCTCTACGTTCACCTTCAAACGTATCTGTAATTAGTTCAATTACTTCATTCCATTTATCTTGTAATTGTTCTGGTGTTAATTTCATTTTTACTCCTATTAAAAAAATTTGTTTTTAATTATATCAACTTCATCAGTATTAGTATTACTCAATTTTTTATATAACGGTTTATACTTTTCAAATACTGTTCTCGGGTTATTACCCTTAACCATTTTATCAAGAGACATTAAAAGTTCATACATATCATTAGACAAAACTTGTTTTAAAATATAATCATGACTGTAAACATAATATTCAGCTTTTTCAATCGCTTCTTTAAAAACCAT